TGCCAGGATGCGTAGACATAAGAGTAGTATTGCGAGTGTTTGTGCGTCCATTTTAGTGTCCGATTGCCTTTGCTAATTCGAGGGTTATATTATTGCGTTTCAGTTCCTTTATTACTTTACCAGCATCCTTGCGGCTCTTCACTATTTTTTCTATATTTTTTCGATGCGTTTGAGCTGCCACCTCTTCAATAGCCTCAAGTTGCTTTTTGGCGGGAACGCCGTCTTTCCTCCAGAATATGAATCGCATTACTTTTCTCCCCGGACGATCTTAATCTTATCAATCAACATTTTAGTACTTTCAGAGAAAGTTTGCAGTGTAGTATTTAACTCTTTTGCCACTTCATTGCCCTCAAGTCGGCGGGCTTCCTGAACTTCAAAGAGGCGATCGTACAATTTTACGATGTGCCGGACTAGCGCAATAATTACAGCACCCATAGCAAAAATGATTATGCCGGGTAGACCATACGCGGATAATAGCTGTCCGAAGTCCATAGTTATGATCCGTATATGTCTGTATGAGACGTACTAATACTATAAAGCTGCGGGTTGCCATTCAAACCGATAGCAGATAGCTCAGTCTTTTTGAACCACAGGTCGCCAGTCGGGTTCGTATATTTGATATTTTCGCTATACGGACCAGCCGTTTGCTGGAAGCTCTCGGCAGGCTGGCTGTCGAGTGGCGCTTGCAGGGCGCGCTTAGTAGACTCCATGACTACCCATTGGAGCGTGTCGAAGTATGCGGGGCTGTTGTTTGCCTTGTCGTCGAGGTCGATGCCACTATCCTCGGCAATAAGCCGGAGGCGGTTACTTGCGAGCTTGAGTAAATAATTTGCTCGGTTTGCATCGTCCGGAGCTTTCCAGAAGTTCGTTAGATCCACCTCGTTCGCATAAGCGTTGGGTGATGTTACTGGTACAGTTACGCCATCAGCCATTACGATGCACCTCCGTTATTCATAAATTGACCACCGGCGAGTGCCTTGCGCTTCTCGACGAGCTCTTCAGCTTCGCGAATTGAAACACCGAGCATACGATAGCTGGCAACAGTACCAATGAATTCAGGCATGGCAGTTTGTATTTTGCCGATAGCGTCGCCTGTAGCGCCCACGTCCATTTGGAATATAGGCTTCCAGGCAGGTAGTAATTCGTTCATAGCGTCCGGCACGTCGCTGATACCGTCGATACTCATGCGCAGCGTAATGGCGATGTTCTTGATCTGGTTACCAAGCTCGTCCTGCCAGTTTGTAGCCTCTAGCAAGAGGTCGTCCGACATAGCCGATAGGCTCTCGGCACTGGTTGGGTTGCCGGTTTCGTAACCGAGGTTACGGAGTGTGAGCGCTGTTTCTGCACAGAAGTCGCGGGCTTTGTCTTTCTTCGCTCCAATGAAGCCGTCGATTGACATTTGCTGAAGCTGACCAACGGTCGGCGCGTTGCCGTCCTCGTCTTTAGGGATTGCCCAGACGATACCGATTGAGCTGTCGAGCTTAGGGTTTTTTTTAGTTCCCTCGGCTAGACCAGTAATATAGCGCTGTGGCAGTGAGTAGAATTCCTCAGCAATTTCCTCGCGGCGTTTTTGGCGACCGACTTCCTGGATGATCCGGCGGGCGGTCTTTGTAAGGCGTGATTTACCGAGTGGCTGGCGGGCGCTTGCGCGGTGCGTCATAGGCAAGAGCAAACAACGACCAGTTGGGTTATCGACGATGAATGATAGCTCTCGATTTTCAAATATAGCGGTAAAGTCCCGAGTAAAGACTATGAAGTCTGCAGGAGCGAAGCGTACGCGGCGTGAGGGCTGTGTAATGCTTGGCTGTGGCTTTGCCCAGCGAGTAACTGCTAGACCAACGTTCAGCAACCCGGTCGTCTGGTTGATTTCGCCGGTGGCTTCCTCTGCAGTGAATGGCATGAGTATTTTAGGGTGCGCTGGGTCGTCCTCGGAGTTGTCGACAACGGCGACAAACGCACAACCGCCAATAGCGCTGTCGTGCTTGCCCTGGCTAATGACGCTGGTGGCGTTGATTTGAGTAAAATAGTTATTCACACCGAACGAGTCGCGAGCGAAGCCGTCGAAGTTTACGCGGTCTGAAAGAGAGTTGACGGCGCGACTTGCCCAGCCAATGCCTGGGCGGTAGTGGAGCATTTTGCGAGGGGTAGAGATACCAAAGTCGCGGGTGTCGTGGTCGGCTTCATAATAAGCATATTTATTAGCAACCTGCGGTTCGTATACGTTAAGCTGTCGCAATAATTGAACTGCTATTGCTTGGGCTTCATGTTCTCGTGGATCGATTACCGGCTGTGGTTGCATTGCTGTTCCTTTTTAGCCGGGTTTGCCGCTCCGTAAGCGTAGTTTATTATTGGTTTATATTATACCAGATATTGTAATTGTAACATACGAATAGCGTTAGCGTTTCTTCGCAAGGTTTCTTTTGTCGCGCTTGGCTGAAGCCTCCGCATATTCCGGACCGAAGAAGTCATCTGGTAATGGCGTTATTCTGATAAATGCACCGGGTCTGCCGGGGCGATATGCCGCCTCGTAGTTTGTCTTGGCGATACTCTCCCAATAATCATCCGGGAACACGCCCGCTTTTACCAACATATCCAGTATGCTAGTGACCCGGTTGTCGGTGTCGGCGCGCCCGAGCGTGCCAAAGTAGAGAATAAGCTCGAGCATAACATGACCCTCGAAGCGCTCCTTCGTCTGCAGGCGCACATTGCCGATCGCAGTTTTTTGCCAGTCCTCGAACGCCAGGCTCGGAAAGCTCATGCCGTCCCCGCGATTTATGCGCGAGTTTTTCTTTGCCGGTATATTTCCAGCCAATTTTAGCTCAACGATATTTTGCGACATAGGCTTTTACCTCAATAGTTGGGTTCATATACCTTTATATTCGATTGCCGTCTTTATCTTTGACGTAGTTATCCAGCAAACCGTTTCTAGTCTTATAGCCCTCAGTAATAATCGAGCAGTCACAGCCGCGATGCCGCATCCATATATCAGCCGGAACGTCCTCGAACCTGCCGTCGTATGTTTTCTCCAGTCCATCACACCATTTGCAAGACTCGCTGACTACCTTGCGAATTATGCGGACACGTTTACCGGACTGAGAGGCATTACGAGTGGCGTCCCGCTGCGCGTTGCTCGCCATAGTATCTAGGTAATTCCGTACCAGCAGACCAAGCCCGAGTGCTCCCGCCGACACGCTGGCGCTGGCTACCTTTGCCAGCCCGAAGTGCCGGTCGTCGATGCCTGGACCGGTTGTATGCTCGATCTCGTAATCAAAGGCGTTCATATTGTAGACTTTGGCGTATACCGCCGCGCCGACTTCCCGGAATAGTATCTCCTGGTTGAGCTGGCGCACGTCCGGCGCTACTTCGGGGTTGTTAATAATGGCGAGTGCCGCCATGACCTTTTTTTGGATCGTATCGTTGAGTTGTGCGTAATCCATTAGAACGTCCACCCTGCAATAGTGCTTTTAATATCATCTACCAAGCTCGACGCTTGCTCCACGCGCTTTTTAGAGTACACACGACCGCGTGCCGGTTCTTTTGTGGCAACTAATACGTCTATGAGCCTGGAGGCTTGCTGGTCGGTCAGCGCGTGGGCAATTTCGTCAATGCTGGCGGCGGTTTTCACTATCTCCGCATCAGCGCTGACGATTTCATTCGCCAATAGCAACTCCTTGACCTCTTTGAATTCTTTTGTTTTGAGCACCACCAGGTCGGCGATATATTTACTTTGATCCAGGGACGACATTTTTAGCCACCTCCGTCTCGAGTATATCGACAGTGCCGCCCTGCATTTTCATGCGTAGCACGCGCTGCCCCTTGTCATTGATTGCCGGTTTAATGCGCGACCAATCCTCGGAGAGCTTTTTACCCTGTTGTTTCGTAAGCGGTAAGACCTCCCCAGTGAAGCGATTATTGTACAGGTATATTTGTGCTTTTATCATACGTTTATTTTATCACAACAATCAAAAACGCCCCACCGGAGTGGAGCGTCTCTGTAGTTAGTAGCCGAGATTAGCTGGCAACTGGTTTTTCGATGAGGCTGAAAGCAGTCTCGTCGAAGATGACAAAGCCGAGGACGGCTTCCGCACGAATCGCGATCTCGTTCGTACGCTTAAGGTCGCCGTTACCATCTGGATCACCATATTCGATGGTTTCTAGAGGCACGTTGCGGGCAACACCCCATTGGAAGGCGTTGAAGTCACCCATGAGCGACTGGACACGAGCGTCATCGACGCCAAGTTCCTGACGACCAGATACTGTGTCGCTAGCAGCGGCAGGCAGACCCTGGAAGTTATCAACGTTGAATCCAAGACCCAGCTCTGGATAGAGTTTGTTGCCGTTTAGATCGCGGGTGCGAGCTAATTTACCAGCGAACACAGGGTCAAACGCAATACCAGTGGCAATGTGACCAGCGGCTTGGAGATCTTCGGCTTGCGCCTCGATGTCTGCGTTTGGATCAGCTGTCGCAACAACACGACCGACGTCGTTTCCGACTTTCGCAAAGTACTGCGTAACGCCTGCAGATACTGTGCCGGTCTTTGGGTTGATACCATGAATGGCAATCAAGTCGAGCGCTCGGCTCAAAGCGATCGCGATGTTTTCTACCAATTTGTCGACGATGCCGGTTTGGTAGTCTTCATCTTCCCATAGTACCTGGTTACTCATTCGGTAAGTAACCTGAACCGTGTAAGTCTTGGCAGTTGCCTTTGTAGGCGTGCCATCATTGCTGGACTTATCAGCACCTTCGCCGACCAACTCCGCTTTCGGAGTACCTGTAAAGGTAAAGTGGTCAGTCGATCCGACCTTAATAGTTGGATCTTGAGCGGCTAGTTTAGAGAGGACGCCACCTCGGATGTTTTTGCGCCACGCTTCGCCCTGGTGTGCGGCTAGGTCGAGTGCGTCTGTGTAAAGCGGATTACCCATAGCTTTATATTCCTTCGTTTAATCGGTTAATTAAGCGTCAGAGTTGTTGCGACCCAATAGGTTACGTGCGATGCTTCTGTTTCCGTCCGCTTCGCCTTCAGCAGGCTTGCCGGATTTCTTAACGACGACCTTGCCTCCAGGCGCTAGCTTTGAAAGTTTTTCTGCTTTCGCTTCTAGAGCCTCAACGCTGTCTCCGTCTAGGAACTCGAGTGCATCATCGGATAGCTTGTACTTCGAGGCAATCTTGACTTTTTCAGTCCCTAGCTCCGCAGCTTTCACCTTGGTGGTAAGTTCGCCCACGAGGACGTCTTTTTCCGCTAGCTTGCTCTCGTACTCGGACTTGATCCTATCAATACTGCCGACTTTCTCTTTGAGATCATCATAGTCTTTAAACTTTTCGCGCTCGCGCTTAAGTCGTGGACCGATATTGGTTTCAAACTCGTCCTGGGTGAATAGAGTGCCCTCTACTTCCTTAAACTCGTCGCCATCCTTTGTAAAGTATTTAGTCATCTCCGCTTTTCCTTTCCGGGGCGTAACCCGTTTTTTCTGACTATCCTCAATATAACATAAGCCAGTTATTTACAACAACTATTTTGAGCAACTAAGTTGTACAGGCACTATCGCCTGTGGTAAACATCGCAATAAATCTGATAACGCCGGTAACCGCCAATCAAGTCGTCCAGTGATACGATCGAGTTTACGTCTGCATGGGTAATGTTGTCGTTGACCGCTTCCAGCTCCACGATTTTATCGCCGATTGTGTTGGCTAGCTCGCTGGCAGTGAGCCGGGAGTTCTTGTGGTATACCTCGATTAGTATTTCAGCCCGGTCGAGTACCATAGCCTCGCGCGCGCCGCCGGTTCGGTCTACTAATACGAAGCTGACCGGTGGGGTCTTTGCTTTCTCTGCGCTGACCGGCACGCCAACAAAGGTCTTAAGCCAATCAATAACGATTACTTCAACATTAGCCATTTACAACCTCCGCTCGAAGATAGCGATTCCAACGCCCGGGCGTATTCTCAGCCATAAAGACAACGGCATCGCTGTCGAGGTGGAACGTCTTGCCGTCCCATACTACATCGCTGTCGCTTACGTCGCCGGTGTAGGTTTTCGGCAGGTGGATACGCACCTGGTCTTTGCTTTGCTCGAGGGCTTGCTGCTCCCGGGCAGTAACCGGCTCGGTAATTGGTGCAATAAGACAATCAGCAACTTCAATATTCGTAACCGTATTGACCGGGTTGCCCATAGCATCCGGCGTACCGGGGACTTGCTTCGCGAACGATAGAGTAGTGCCTGTTAACATAACATTATTTTATCACAGTCCGCCTGGTTCTGTTTTTCGATGGCAAAGTTGCGCCCAGAAATTC